TCGCAGGCCGATGCGTACCGTGCCGTGTATAGCACCAAGAACTGCACGCTCGCCACGATTCACAACGAGGCATCAAAGCTGATGCACATCCCGGAGGTTTCCGCGAGGGTCGATGCGCTAAAGCAGGCCGCGGCAGAGCGCGTGCTGTGGACGCGGGAGCAGAGCATCCGCATCCTGGCCGAGATTGCCCAGGACGCAGAGAAGGACGCCGACCGCGTGCGCGCCATCAACGAACTGAACAAGATGCACGGCTTCGAGGCCGCGCAGAAGGTCGAGCACTCGGGCGCGATGAGCCTCGTGTCCGTGCTGAAGGAACTGGATGAGCGTGCCAAGCCCCGCTGAACTCGCCGAGATTGCCCGCTACCGGGACGATTTCCTGCACTACGCGCCGCGCGCCCTGAGCATTCGCACGAAGGCAGGACGCATCGAGCCGCTGCGCCTGAACACGGCGCAGATGTACGTGCACAGCCAGCTACAGCAGCAGAAGGCCGAGACGGGCAGGGTGCGTGCGCTCGTCCTGAAAGGACGCCAGCAAGGGATGAGCACCTACATCGGCGCGCGGTTCTATCACCGCACGTCGATGAGCTTCGGCAAGCAGGCGCTGATCCTGACGCACTTGCAGGACTCGACGGATGCGCTGTTCGACATGACGCGCCGCTACCATGACCTGTGCCCGGACCTGTTCCGGCCAAAGACAAGCGCCGCCAGCGCCAAGGAATTGAAGTTCGCAGAGATGGACAGCGGCTACATCGTGGCGACAGCCGGCTCGAAGTCTGTCGGCCGCGGTCGCACCATCCAGTTTTTCCACGGCTCGGAGGTGGCATTCTGGCCGAACGCCGCGGATCACATGGCCGGCCTGGGCCAAGCCATCCCAGACGCGGACGACTCCGAGATCATCCTGGAGACCACCGCCAACGGCGTCGGCAACCTCTTTCACGGCATGTGCATGGATGCGCTGAAAGGGAAGGGCGACTATCGCTTGATCTTCGTGCCGTGGTTCTGGCAGGCCGAGTACCAAGCCAAGGCTGACGATGTTTCGTTCGACCAAGCCGACCTGGAGTATCAACGCGACTTTGGGTTGAGTCTGGAGCAGCTTGCATGGCGCAAAAAGAAGATCGATGGCGAGTTCCGAGGCGATGAAGCCCTGTTCGATCAGGAATACCCTGCAACGGTCAATCTGGCCTTCCGCCGCGTTGCAGGCAATCCGCTGATTGACCCCTCGATTGTCGTGCGTGCGCGGCAAACAGAGCCCGTCGAGCCGGTTGGGGTGCGCATCATGGGCGTTGATCCTGCCGAGTACGGCGATGACGCATCAGCAATTGTAAAGCGCCAAGGCCGCAACGTTGAGCCTGCCATTCGCTACTGGAAGCGCGGAACAATGGAGCTGGTCGGCCTCGTGGCTGCGGAGGCTGAGAAGTGGAAGCCCGACGCAATCAACGTCGATTGCACTGGCGTCGGCTCGGGCGTAGCAGACCGCCTCACGGAGCTTGGCTATCCCGTCACCCGCGTGCATTTCGGAGAGCGCGCGGTCGAGAAAGACCTGTACATCAATCGACGCGCCGAGATGTGGGCGAACATGCGCGACTGGCTCAATGACGTTCCATGCCATCTGCCGGACGATGACGCGCTCGAAGCGGACATGACCGCGCCCCAATACACCTACGACTCATCCCGCAGGCTGAAGTTGGAAAGCAAGGAAGAGATGCGCAAGCGCGGCGTGTCATCGCCGGACTCTGCTGACGCACTGGCGCTCACCTTCGCCACCCCCTACGCACAAGGCCACGCCGGATCGAGCGCATTCAAGGCCAGCCGAGGCGACCGCCGCGCCCGCAGGCCAACGACGGTGATCTAAGGGCACCCCCAAGCCTTGATCTGCTTCAAAGTCGCCGCCAAACACCCTTAAAGCGCGACCGCGATGCAGAAAGACGAACGCAACCCCGACACCAGCGGAATGACGACACTGCAATACCAGCAGATCGTCGAAGACATCCGCAAGCAGCCGCACTGGCGCATCGAGGGTGATCGGTGCGCGGCGTTCTACGACGGCAACCAGCTCACGGTCGAAGAGCGCGAGGAATACGCCAGGCGCGGCCTCGAGCCGATTGTGATCAACCAGATCAAGCCGCTGGTGAATTCGCTGTTGGGCCTCGAGGCGAAGACGCGCGCCGACTGGCGTGTGCAAGCTGACAGTGACGAGCAGCAAGAGCTGTGCGAGGCGATGAGCGCCAAGCTGTTCGAGGCCGAGCGCGAGACCGGCGCGGACATGGCGTGCTCCGAGGCGTTCTCGTGCCAGATCAAGGCGGGTGTAGGCTGGGTGGCCGTCACGCGCAATGCGGACCCCTTCGGCTACCCCTACCGCGTCGAGGACGTGGACCGCAACGAGATGTATTGGGACTGGCACGCCCGAAAGCGCGACCTGTCCGACGCGCGATATGTCGTGCGCGAGAAGTGGTATCCCGTCGAGACCGTCTGCGCCTACTTCCCTCAAGAATCGACGCTCATCCGAGCGGCTGCATCCGGCTGGGCGCCCGAGTTCCTGGAGCTGCGCCACCTGGACGACAACCTCGCCCGAGCCTACGACACCGAGACCTCTTCAGGTTGGTACGATCAGGACTGGCGTCACGCCGACACCCGGATGGTCTGCCTGCGCGAAGTCTGGTATCGCGTTCCGGTCTCGGGAAAAGTCATCACGCTGCCCGATGGGCGCACGGTCGAGTACGACAAGAAGAACCCCATCCACGTCCTCGCCGTCAATGAAGGCTACGCGACGGTCAAGAAGGCCGTCTATACCAAGCTGCGCGTGTCGTTGTGGGTCGGTCCGCACAAGCTGCAGGACGAGGACTACGGCAAGAACTCGTTGCCATATGTGCCGTTCTGGGGCTACCGCGAGGACAAGAGCCGCGTCCCCTACGGCATCATCCGTGACCTGATCCCACTCCAGAAGGAGATCAACGCCCGCCGCTCGAAGCTGCAATGGCTGCTCGCGGCCAAGCGCGTTGAGGCGGACTCCGACGCGCTCGACCAGAACTACAACGACTTCAACGATCTGGCCGAGGAAGTTGCGCGCCCGGACGCGATAATCATCACGAACCCGAATCGGCGCAACCCGCAGGGCGTGAAGGTCGATAACGACCTCGCGCTCACCGCGCAGCAGTGGAACGTGATCGGCGATGCGGGCGAGCAGATGCAGCGCGTGGCCGGCATCTACAACTCAATGCTGGGCGCGACGGACGGAGCAAAGTCCGGCCGCGCCATCGAGGGTCTGGTCGAGCAGGGCAACACGATGCAGGCCGACATCACCGACAACTACCGCTACGCGCGGCGCCTGGTCGGTCAGCGGCTACTGGAGATCATCACGCAAGACCTCGCGGGACAGGAAGTCACGATCATGGCGGGCGAGGAAGGCAAGCAGAAGCCCGTCGTGATCAATCGCCCCGTCATCGACAGCCTCACCGGCATGGAGTACCGCGAGAACGACGTGTCGAAAGTGCTGTTCAAGGTCGCGTTGTCGGACGTGCCGAGCACGCCGGCCTACCGTGCGCAGGCGATGACGATGCTGGCCGAGGTGATGAAGTCGCTGCCGCCGCAGCTGCAGGCCGCGATGGTGCCGTACTACCTCGAATCCACCGAGATCCCGAAGCGCCAGGAAATGGCTGACCTCGCGCGCAAGGTGCTTGGATTGGGCGAAGAGGGCCAGCAGCCAGACCCCGAGAAGCAGCAGATGATGCAGGCGCTGGAGCAGATGCAGGCGCAGCTACAGCAGGCAATGGCGGCGCTGCAAGACAAGGAGGCCGACCGCGCCCTCAAGCAGCGCGATTTGGACATCAAGGCGCAGAAGGCACAGGCCGAGATCGCCAACCTGCGCGCCGAAACACAGCAAACCCGCGCTGAGACAGCCGGCAAAGCAATGGCACTCGCCAACCCACAAGGAGCAATGCAATGACAAAGCGGCAGTCCAGCCTTGAGCGGCTGGGTAACTTCAAGGTCACATTTGACGACGCGACCGACCAGATTCTCGGGCTCGTGGATGCGCACGGGCAGGAACGACAGCTCGTGACGGCTGCAACGGGTCCGGGTGGGGGGATTGAGTTTTCGGACGAGATTCAGGCCGCGATTGCTGGGCTTGCGGGAGGAGACTCAGGACTATCTAGCGATCTCGCCTCGGCCGAAGAAAACAAAGGGGCCGCGTTGATTGGGTTCATGCAGTCTGGTGGCGGCGGGCTGCGTGTCACCTAGAACGCCTATTCCCGCCGACGTTCTAATCCCCCTCGCGCGCCCGTCGCTATAACCGGGCAACCCCCCCCTCCTTCGACCCGCCTCGTGCGGGTCTTTTTTTTGCGCAGATTGTTCGCGTTTCAGCAATAAAAGGGCACCCCCGGGTTTGATTGTTGCGTAAATAGCACCAATGGCAACGCGCTTCGCAGCCCTGCGTGACGGGTGCGCCGAGCCACTGACGGACTCCGACCGATAGAGGAAATGGAATGACTGATGCACTGAAGGACTTGGACTACTACGCCGCCAACCCGGACGAAATGCCAACGGACCCCGACCAGATCGCGGCCCTGATGGCTCAGATGGATGGCGCCCCGGCACCCGAACAGGCTGAAAACGACGCGACAGCCGGCGTGGAAGTGACCGAAGGCGAAGAGGAAAAGCCTGAAGAAGCACCGCAACAGGTGGAAGACGAAGCGCCGATTGCGAGCAAGGACGGCAAGCACACGATTCCCTACGACGTGCTGCGAACCGAGCGCGAGAAACGTCGCGCGGCCGAGCAAGCGATGCAGGAACTTCAAGCGCGCATCGATGCGATGCAGCAGACCGGCAAGCCGCAGGAACAGGCACAGGGCGAGGCATCCGTGGATGACCTGGACTCGATGGCCGAAGACTTCCCGGCCGTCGCCAAGCTGCTTGCTCACACGCGCAAGCTCGAACAGCAGTTGCAGACCGTCGCGCAGCGGATGGAGCAGGAAGACCGACAGCGGCAGGAGGCAACGATGTCCGAGGTCCGGCAGGCCGTGGATGCCAACCCGACGCTACTGCATTGGGAGCACAACGACCCGGACCGATGGGCCGCTGCAATCGAGGCCGACACCAAGTTGCAGGCTTCGCCAGCGCATCGGGGGCTGACGCTGGAGCAGCGATTGGCAAAGGCAGTGGAAATCGTGGACGCCTTCTATGGACCCGACACTGCCGCGCCGCGCGCTCAGGCCAAGCCCCAGGAAAAGCCCGCCAAGCGCGTGGCCGCAGAGGCGAAGAGTGCGCCCCGCACCCTCTCGGATATTCCGGGTGGAGCGGTTCCGGCCTCAGATCCGATGGAAGAGTTCGCGCAAATGTCAGCCGATCGACTCGGCTCACAGATGCAGAACATGACTCCTGATCAGATCACCGCCCTGCTGGCACGGCTTGGCTAACACCCAATTCGTGAAATAGGAGCCTCAAATGGCCTCGACTGGTTCTGGTGCTACCAACATCGCGTCGTCCTCGGCGCTTGCACGCAAACTCTACTCTGTTGCGCTCTTTGCGCAGACCCAAAAGCAACCCGGCTTCTCGCGCGCCCTGACCGGCCCCGCGCCGAGCACCGGCGATGCGATCAACAAGCTGAAGGCGCAGACCGCCAAGGACATGCCCATCGTCCGCATCACCGACCTCTCCAAGACGGCCGGCGACAAGGTGAGCGTGGATGTGTTCGGCACCATCGGCGGCAAGCCCACGATGGGCGACACCGACGCTGAAGGCACTGGCGTTGCGCTGACAAACGCCTCGATGGACATCAAGATCGACCTCGCCACGAAGGTTGTGGATACGGGCGGCAAGATGACCCGACAGCGCACCGTGCATGATCTGCGCAACATCGCAATGGCGAACCTCACCTCGTACTTCGCCCGCCTTGACGATCAGACCAGCCTCGTGCATCTGGCCGGCGCTCGCGGCACCGAAGTCAATGATGACTGGGTGGTTCCGCTGGCATCCGACGGCGATTTCGGCTCGATCATGATCAATGACGTGGTGGCCCCGTCGTTCGGCAACCACTTCCTGATCGACAATGCCGGCGCCGCCCTAATCGCCCCGTCTGTCGCCAACATCGGCACCATCGCAACCGCCGACGTGCTGACGCTCGAATCCATCGACAACATGCGCACTCTGCTGGACGAGATGGCGTTCCCGCTTCAGCCAGTCAAGGTCGCGGACGACCCCGCCGCTGCCGATGAGCCGATGTGGGTGCTGTATGTTTCGCCGCGCCAGTACAGCCATCTTCTGAAGGCCACAGCCAACGACATCCGCAGCTTCCAGCAGAGCGCATGGAACCGCGCCTCCTACGGCTCCAAGCACCCGCTGTTCAAGGGCGAAGTCGGCATGTGGAACGGCATTCTGGTCAAGAAACTGAACCGCGCCATCCGCTTCGGCGCCGGCAGCTCGATGAAGCACGTTATCGAGGCCAACAAGGCGACCGCCACCGAGACGACCACCGCCGTCCCGGCTGCGATCACCTCGGCTTTCGCGGTGGATCGCGCGATCCTGCTGGGCGCGCAGGCGCTTGGCAACGCCTACGGCAAGAACAAGGGTAGCGACTACCACTTCGACTGGCTGGAGAACCCCTACGACTTCGAACGAAAGCTCGAAATCGGCGGCGACTGCATGGGCGGCAAGGCCAAACTGCGCTTCAACCTGGGCGGCACCCACGTCAAGGACCACGGCGTGATGGTGTTCGACTCGGTTGTCTCGCTGACCTGACCGTAACGCGCGGCAAGTAGGAGAAAGGGGGCTTCGGTCCCCTTTCTTGTTTCAAGCGCACCCCTATTCTCGCGTTTGCCGTACAACGCCCGCAAAGGAGTACGCCATGCCCATTGCCATCAAGTACAACGGCCCCAAGCCTTTCACCGATCATCTTTACGGCTCCAAGCTGTATTGGGCCATTGGTGACACCCGCGACGACGTTCCCGAGCACATCGCAGTCAAGTTGCTGCGCCATCCTGAGTTTGAAGACGTACGCAAGTACAAGTCGAAGATCAAGGTGGAAGAACAGCCGCGCGAGGAAGTGGAAGCCCTGCCGCCGCTGGTGAACCTGGAAGCGATGACGAAGGACCAGCTGGCGCAGTACGCGCATCGCAACTTTGGCGTGAAGCTCGACACCTCGGCCAAGAAAGCTGAACTGCTGGACACTGTGCGCCTGACGATGGGTAAGCGGGTGCGATAAATGGCTGCGCTCTCCGCTCTGCATCCCTACGTCGTCCCGCACTTTCCGAGCGTGCCGGAGCCTGCGATTGACCGGGCCATTCTCGATGGCGCCATCCAGTTCTGCCGGGACTCGCTGGTGTGGCAGGAGAGCACGAACCCGATCCAGGCGATCGCGGGCGTGGCCGAATACGACGTGGAGCCGGTCTCGAATGCCGAGCCGATCCGCGTGATCGCCGCTGTGAAAGCGCACGCGCACCTTGATCGCGCGCTGCTGGCCGGCAGCGACATCACCAAGGTAGGCGAGGTGACGGGCTTTGTGCAGCCGATCCCGCGCATCGTACGACTGGTGAACGTGCCGGAAGAGGGCGCCTCCATCGTCCTGCGCGTGGCGATCGGGCCGAAAGCGACCGCAACCACGCTCGATGACAGTCTCGTGCTCTACTGGAAAGAGCCGATCGCCGCCGCTGCAAAACAACAGCTGGCGCTGACCTACGGCGACATCAACCAGGCACAGATTGCCGAGCAGCAATACCAATTCGGGCTTGCTCGGGCACGAGCGCAAGCGCAAATAGGCGCGCATCGGGGCCGGCTGCGGACGCGACCCGTGCCGTAAGGGCACCCCCAAAAGCGCAACCCCGATAGCCTCTGTTGCAATTCCCGCACAGAGGTTTTTATGGCAGCAATCCAAGTTAACGACGTTGTGACCCGCGTGGGGCAACTGCTCCAGGACACAACCCACATCCGCTGGCCGCTGGTAGAAAAGCTCCAGTACATCACCGACGCCTGCCGCGAGGTGTGTTTCTACAAACCCGATGCCTGCGTGCAGACCTCCGTGGCAACGCTCGTTGCAGGCACCAAGCAAACCATCCCCGCTGCGGGCACTACGCTGCTCGACATTGTGCGCAACATGGGCGTGGGCGGGACTACGCCGGGCATCGCTCCGCGCATCGTGACCCGCGAAATCCTCGATGCCCAGCAGTCCGACTGGCACGCTTCCCAGCCCGATTCGGTCGTGCGCCACTACGTTTTTGATCAGCAGAACCAGAAGGTGTTTTACGTGCTCCCGCCCCAGCCCGCCACGGGCCAGGGCTCACTGGAAATGGTCTACTCCGCCGAACCGGCCGAGGCCGTCTCAAGCGGCACGCTGGAACTGGACGGCACTTGGCTGCCCGCCATCGTGAACTACACGCTGTACCGATGCTACTCGAAGGACGCCGAGTACGCCGCCAACGCCAACCTCGCTCAACTGTACTACCAAGCCTTCACCGGTCAGCTCGTGGGCCGCACCAACGCCGAGATGGCTTCGGACGTAAACCGCAACTCCGTGGGAACGAACCCGAACGTGCGCGCCACCAGCATCCCGCAATCCCGCAACTGAACGAGGTAAGTCGTGGCCATTAAACCCGCCGGCATCAGCAACTGGCTCCCCGGCGCCTCAGTGGCGTCCGGGGCCGTCTCGATCCCAAAGACCGCGTTCAACAACACTTTGCTAGGCGCCACACCGACACCCAGTGACGACATCCGACAGATTCTGATGGGCGCGCTGGATTCGGTCTACAGCAGATACCAGGCCGACAAAACGGATGACGGCAGCGCGCCTACAACTTTCACGATCCTGCGCTCGATATCTGCGGACAAGGTGCAGTTCCTGGTAGCGATCAACACTACCGGCACAGCCTCGTTGCCGACGTATAGCTAACAGGATGAGCCATGCTGCCAGACCGCCAAACACTCAAAACCGGGGCGTAAGCGATGTTCAAGATCAAGCGCGGCGACACCTTTATCCTCGAGGCCGCCCTGACTCAGGACGGCGAGCCGCAAGACCTTACTGGCTGGTCGATCCGCTCACAGGTGCGCCGCGGCAACAAGCTCGTCGCCGAGCTTGCCGTCGAGTACGTGGACCAGCCCACGGGCGTCTATCGGCTGTCGGCCCCTGAAGGCACTGCTGAGTGGCCGGTCGACATGCTGCGCTCGGACATCGAATACACGATGCCCAGCGGGCAGATCGCCAGTACCGAGACGTTCGAGTTCGAGTGCGTCGAGGACGTGACCCGATGAGCTACCAGACCACGCTCACGCTGCGCGGCGGCCCGCAATCCATCGAGGGCGACGGCACGACAGTGACGCCTGTGGCGCTCGGACAGCCTGGCGCCGCGCTCGTCGTCTCGATGATCAACACCGGCTTTCAGGGGAGTCCATGGCCGTCTGAGGGTGTTCGAGAGGCGTCTGAAGCGGCTGCGCAAACGGCAATTGATGCGCAATATGGTGCGCAGGCCGCCAAGGTCGCCGCCGAAGCCGCCCGCGATTCCGCCAGCGGTCACCGCCTGAACGCCCAGCTCGCCCAGCAAGCCGCCCAGTCTGCCGCCGAGACCGCACGCACGCAAGCGCAGAGCGCCGCGACGACGGCGGCCCAAGCCGCACTGACCGCCAACAGCCACGCCGATGCCGCAGCCGAGGATTCCGCCGCCACCGCCGCGGACCGCATCCAGACGGGCGCCGACCGGGTGCAGACGGGCCTCGATCGCGCAGCCACCGCAGCCGACCGCATCGCCACTTCGGCAGATGCGCTCACTGCCACGCAACGAGCCACGCTCGCCACCTCCAAGGCGCAAGAGGCTGCCGGGTATGCCGCCGCCGCTGAGATTAGTGCAACCAGCACCCAGACCGCACTGATCCAGGTGGCGAACGATGTTGTGCGCCTGGAGGCCATCATCGCCGACATCCACGGCTTCAACTAAGGAACCTGAACGATGAGTCTCGAACAACAGATTGCCGACCTGACGACGGCGACCACGGACCTGCTTGATGCGGTGAACGTGCGCAAGTCGGTGCTAGATGACGCCGTACAGCGCGTAAATGATGCGGTCGAGCGCTTGTATGCTGGAACATATGATGTCGCCCCCGAGACACGCCCGGGCGGCTCTCAAATATTAGACGGTGACCGGTATATCAACTCTTTGGATGGGTATGAATACATCCGCGTGAATGGGTCATGGTCAAACTCCTCTAGCGCTATTCAAGCAGCGCAGATTCAAGCTGATCGCGCTTCATCATTTTCAGCTCAGGCTGAAGCGCAGGCGGTTAGAGCCGAGGCCGCGCGCGATGCCGCGCAACTGTCGGCTGGCGTTTACGCCACCACGACCGCAGGCCTGGCCGCTACGACGAACGGGCAGTATTTCAACGTGCCCGCCAGCTTGGCGAACGACTCGCTGATCCTGTACCAGAACAGCAGTGGCACGGCCGTCGAGGTCAAGCGCTATCCGGCAGCGGCTGCGCTGGATTTCAAGAAAAACACATCATCGAGTGGGTTTCAAGTTTCTGACTCGGCTGGACATTTGATCCTCGATGTCCAGTCACCCGCCGCTGTCAAGAAAGACGGAACCATTGAGACCGATGCAGTCACGCTGCTTCCGGCAAAGGGTTTTTGGGCGTACTCGGTAGGAGACGGAAGCGGGCGGGTTCTGTTTGGCGTCGACTCCAAGGGTCGACTAGTCGCAAATTTCGACCTGGTGCCAGAGAAAACTCCGGCGAAGACTGGCGGCATTTACGACTACGAGATCAATCATGTGCTCTGCTATGGCCAGAGTCTGAGCATCGGACAGACACCTACGCTGGCATCATTCACTCAGGACTATGACAACCTCATGTTCTACCGTGGCATGCGGCCAGAACTTGACTACCCTGGCGAAACTGCTGCGACTTGGTACCAGTCTCTAGTTCCTGCAGTTGAGTCTCAGTCTCCGGCAAACACTTCTCTGCGCGAAACCCCAAGCATGGGCACAGGGGACATGGTTAAAGCGCTAATTCGTGACGAGGATCGGCTGACATTTTCTGAAATTAGCTATCAGTTGATGCTATCCAATCCAGGAGAAGGCGCGAAGACCATTTTGGAGCTTTCCAAAGGCACCGCATATTACAGCCGTCTTTTGTCGCATGTCGCCGCCGCCAAAGCATTGGCTGATGCTGCTGGAAAGTCATACGCTGTTCAAGCTGTGACTTGGATGCAGGGAGAAAGTGATTTTCTTAACACGACGCGAGAGCAATACGCCACACGACTAAATACGCTTGTCACAGACTTGAATGCCGACATCAAGGCTATAACGGGACAAGCCAAAGATGTTCACCTGTTCACGTATCAAGTCGTGCCGCGTGTCGCAAGCGGCGCAAACGTGACAAAGATTGCCTACGCACACCGAGACGTTGCCTCATCAAACCCGCTGGTGCATTTAGCAATGCCAATGTACTTCTTCGAGTACGCAGACGGGCTTCACTTGCTTGGGCCAGACAGCAGATGGGCTGGAGCGTACTTCGGTTTGGCATACAAACGCATAGTCATCGACGGGGAAGACTGGAAACCGCTGGATGTGACTGGCTCGCAGATCGCCGGAAATTCCGTTTACCTGACGTTCCACGTTCCAAGCGGACATCTTGCGCTAGACACCACTACGGTCGTGGAAGCCCCAGGAATGGGGTTCGGGGTTCTGGACGCGCTGGGCAACGCAGTCTCAATTTCTTCCGTGAAGGTGGTTGCGCCGAACAAGCTCAAGATCACTTGCGCAAGCCCTGTCTCGGCGGGCTACAAAATCGACTACGGCATCAATGGTGGCTCCGCCGCCAGTCCAACATCTGGGCCTCGCGGGAATTTGCGTGATACACAAGGCGACTTGATCGTATTCGACCCTAACGGGATCAATAAACCAATGCACAACTGGTGCGTAAACTTTGAATTGGAGTTGTAACATGGGACTTCGACTTATTGCTTCTGGCGCTGATTACAGTGCAAATAATGTCGGCTATGCTGGGCTTTACACCAGTGTGACCAATGGCCTGAAAGGGCTTTATGAAATGCGCGAGAACAAATTTCGCGCACGACACAATGCGGCACAAAATGGGAGTATTGCAACCATTACCGGAAATCCAGCTTTTGATTCTCAGAAGATGCAAATCACTCTAGCCAATGCGCTGGATACTGGGATCAAGCCACAAAATGGCGGTTACTCGTTTGCTGTTGTGATGAATTTGAGGACCGGAACAACATCTGGCGATGAGGTGATTCAGTCGTGGACAAGCGGAACGACTACTGAGGGATTGTTCCGTCTTGCCCACCACAATCGCGCTTTCAGCATGACAGTGTATTCGTACCCATCTCAAACGTTGCCGTTGAGTGGGTACACCTCGCACAGCCTAAGTCTCACGAGATCGACGGAGGGCTACGAGTTGATTGTAGGCACAGCAACTGACGGTGACGGGATTAGGCTATACAGACCGCAGGCTGGAACTACGCAGTTTTCAGCAGCTGCCGGCAGGTTCTTTGCTTTCACCACACTATCCCCCACCATTAGGACAGCTAGAAACACCCTTGCGGCCAACCAAGACGTTGCGATGTTTGCGTGGTGGAATCGGCCCATCGATGCCACTGAGGTGAACACTTTTTATAACGAGATCAAAACCCAGATGGAAAGCTATGGGCTGGCAATCTAATACGGCACTGAGGTGCTTGTGAGAGTCTGCACCGCCACCGGCCTGCTGGCCTGGCTCATGCGCCGGGCCGGCTTCCTGGGTTGGACGTCGTTCTGGCACGTCGTCTCCTTCATGCCCGGACATGAAGGAGACGAGCGCTTGCTGCGCCATGAGCGGCGTCACCTAGAGCAGATCGAGCGTGATGGCCGCTTGCTGTTCTCGATCCGGTACCTGTGGTGGCTGGCCCGCCACGGCTACTGGAACAGCCCCTACGAGGTCGAAGACGGCCAGCTGCGCACCAAAGAGGCTCCGCCTGCGCTCGACTCGTTCAACCAAGCGCTCACCCGCTACGACCGCGACTCGGCCGGTGGCACCTACGTGGTGTCGGGCCTGGGTGTGCAGCGACTCGATGACCTCGGCCCCGGTGAGCAGGTCTATTCGGGCGCCGGGTGATCGACGCGCCGTTCTTCTGGGACCCGGATCACTGCGAACAGGCGCACCTCTCCGAGCTGCTGCGCCGGCACCTGCCGCGCCAGTACCGCACGACGAAATGACGACCAAAGGATCGCCCATGATCCCCACACCCAACCCCGCAGCAGATCAACTACACCGCGAGCACCTCACGCTGACCGCGCGCCTTGAAGCGCGTCTCGATGAGCTGCGTGGCGACGTGGGCGACCTCAAAACCGCGATGCGCGATCTGGCAACCGCGCTCACGCAGATCGCGCTGGTCGAAGAGCGCCAGGCGCAAGCCGCAGCCGCCCTGGAGCGCGCCTTTTCCGCCGTGGCCAAGGTCGATGCGCGCGTCGGGAAGCTGGAGTCGCGCGTCTTCGAGCTCGAGAAGGGCGACATCGGGCAGGCCAAGGCCGCAGGACTGGCCGAGCGCGTGCTGCTGGTGTGCGCCGGCCTGATCGGGATGTATCTGCTCAAGAAAGCCGGGTTGATGTGACGGAGGCAAGACCATGAACTTCGAGAAGGCATTCGAGAAGCTGCTCGGGCACGAGGGCGGCTTTGTGGATCACCCGCGCGACCCTGGAGGGGCGACCCGCTACGGCATCACGCAGCGCGTGGCGCGTGCGCACGGCTATCAGGGCGAGATGCGCGAACTCCCCGTCGCTGAGGCCCGCCGCATTGCCCGCATCGCGTACTGGGACGCCGTGCGCGCCGACGAGGCGCCCGACGCGGTGCGCTACGACCTCTTCGATGCCGCGTACCACTCCGGCCCCGAGCAGGCTACCAAGTGGCTGCAGCGCGCAGCGGGCGCGGACGACGACGGCAAACTCGGTCCCAAGACCTTGCTGGCGGCGCGCATGGCGGACCCGCAGTTGCTCGCCAAGCGCTTCAACGGCCACCGGCTGCGGTTCCTGGCTGACCTCAAGACCTGGGACGCCTTCGGGAAAGGCTGGGCGCGGCGGGTGGCCGCGAACCTGCTCGGAGCCTGACATGGCAGCTGACGAACTCCCGATGTGCTGCCGCACCTGCGCGCACAAGCAAAGCCAGTACCTTTACCCGGCCTGGTCGCACCGGTGCACGAAGACCAAGCCGATGGTCGAGGGCTGCCGCTGGAAAACCCTACGCACGCATACGGAGGTGCGCAATGAACGCAAAGATTACTGACCTCGCCGCATGGCGCGCAACGCACGCCCGCCCGATCAACGATGTCTGCCGCTGGTCGGAGGCGGTCGAGACCGTCACCCGCGCGAACATGCAGGCGTGGATGACCGTCACGTTCCTTTGGCCGCGCATCCTGCTGCGCTCGGCTTTCGGGGTGTGACATGTGGCAAGCCCTGATTCCAGCCGTCGTGTCCGTGATCGACAAGGTGCTGCCCGACCCCCAGCAGGCAGCCGAGGCCAAGATGCGCGCGCTGGAACTTGCGCAAAAGGGCGAACTTGCCGCGCTCGATGCCGATGTCCGCATGGCGCTCGGCCAGATGGAGGTCAATCGCGCTGAGGCGCAGACGGACCTTTTCCGGGGCGGCTGGCGGCCGGCAACGGGCTGGTGCTGCGTGGCCGGGCTCGCCTATCAGTTCATCCTGCAGCCGACGTTGCCATGGGCAGCGGCGCTCTTCGGCGCGACCGTGCCGCCGCTGCCGGCGATCGACAACGAAACGCTGCTCATCCTGCTCACCGGCATGCTTGGCTTGGGCGGCCTGCGCACGGTTGAGCGCGTGAAGGGGCGGGCGTGATGGAACGGGGGCTGATCAAGCTCGTAAAGGATGCCGATCGATGACGACGCTCTCCATCCGCAAGTTCAACGGCGAGATTCCGCGCCTGCCGGCTGACCGGCTCCCGGAAGATGCGGCGCAATACGCCAAGAACTGTACGTTTGCCCACGGCGAGCTTCGACCGCTCAAAACCCTCGGCACCCACTACACCGTGGCGACGAGCGCGCAGCCGTGCCGCGCGTTGTTCACCGAGGACGGAGCCAATTTCTTCGCTTGGAACAAACCTACGCGCGCGTACCTGCACCCGACGATCGACGATTCCGCCAATCGGATGATCTACCACACCGAAGGCGCAGAGATTCGCGTCGCCACGCTTTCTGGCGCGGCTGCGATCAACATGAATCCGGCGCCGCCCGCAACCTCGTATGTGCTCGGCGTGACCGCGCCGCCGAAGCCGGCCGCAACGCTTGGCGCGGTGACGGGTGGAGACCTTGAGTCGCTTTCCGTGGTCGCCGTTGCGGTGAACACGTGGGGGGAAGAGTCTGGCCCGTCCGCGCCGCTGCTGATCGAGAAAGAGGTTGGCCAGTCCGTTACGTACACGGTCTCTCACGCGCCGACCGCAGGGCAGGTGGGCCTTCAGGGGATTGTGTTCTACCGCACGTATCCCGCCCTCCAGGGGGGCACCACGTACCTGCTACTGAACGCCACGCCAGTTCCGCTTTCTGGGGGCGTGGCGTCGCTCACTGACACCACCGACGAGCCCGCAACCACGACTGCACTGTCGTCCGCTGAGTGGGCACTGCCGCCCGCCGCGCCGAGCAACCTGACCTATGTCGGCAACGGCTTTTTTGTCTGCGGCCACGGCAAGGATCTTGCCTACAGCGAACCGTACCGGCCCCACGCTTGGCCTTACCGCATGACGCTACCGCACCGCGTCGTCGGCATCCTCCCCATCGAGGGCGGATTGCTGGTGACGACGCAGGCGCAGACCTACCTCGTGCAGGGCTCGCACCCGACGCAGATGAGTCAGCAGCTTCTTCCGGTTGAGCAGGCCGGCTGGTCAGGCACGTCGATGGCGCGCGTCGATGGCGCTGCGATCTTCGCATCGAACGACGGGCTGGTTCCGGTCTATGGCGGGCAGCCAAGACTTAAGGAGTTTCAGGCGCTGTTCATGCGAGAGGATTGGCGCTCCCGTTACGGAAACGCGCGGCGCAACCTGCGCCTTGCCCAGCACGACGGGCGCCTGCTCGGCATCGTCGATCCTAACTATCCCGCAACGGTCGCAGCAGAGACGTTTCTGATTCAGCTCGACGAAGCCGCAGGCTCGTACTGTCGCGTTGATGTAGGGCAGACGCTCTACGGCGCAGCTGTTTCCGGCACGACCGACCAGCTTTTCGTGACCACGGCGACCGGCTTTGCGGAGTTTGCCGACAGCAGCACGAACCTGCTGACCGCCGAGTGGCGCTCTGGAGATCGGATCTTCCCGGCCCCGCAGAACTTCTCCTGCGGCGTGGTGGATGCTGTTGGGGCCTGCACGCTGACGATCTACGCGGACGGCGCGGTGCGCCATACGGCGTCGATTAGCAATCGCACCTCTTTCCGCATCCCGCCCGGTGCTCCGGCCTATCGCTGGTCGGTTCGCGTGGTCGGAACCGCAACCGTCCGTGAAATCTCGCTCGCACAAGCCTTTTCCGAATTGAAGGGAGTTTGATCCGTGACCGTCCGAGTCCAACCTATAACCCCGAGCCTTCCCGCAACGACCAGCATTCAAGATCCGGCCGTGCGCCGTTTTGCGCAGTCGGTCGCCGACATCCTGCGCACGCACCAGTCGACGGAATACGCCGTCCAGCAGCTCACGTTGGCCGCAGAAGGGCTCATCGGCGGCGGACTTCCTGGAACCCCACCCTCGATTCAGGAGTGGCTGGCCTCGTCGGAACTGTACGAAAAGCTCAGATCGGCAATCGAGCGTATCGACATCGAGGCCAAGCGGGCAATCGTCGAGGAGCAGGAGGATCGCGTTCGATCAATCGCGGACGAGGCGGAGTCCCGCGCAAACGAAATTGCCTTCGAGGTCGCAGCGCGCATTGCTGCGGTGCAGGCCGAGGCAGACCTTCGGGCGCAAGCCTTGCTTACAGAAGCCGCGGCGCGCGGGGCCGACATCAGCACCGAGACTTTCATCCGACAGGCGGAGAGCGAAAGCATTGCGCGTAGCATGATGACGCTTACTTCTAGCGTAGACGAAAGCGCTGCCGCGATCGAGCTTGAGCTGACGGCGCTGTCCACGGATCTCGGCGCAGAGGCGTTACAGCGCCAACTCTTCGCGGCGCAAATGCGCGGCAACTACGAGGGCTCAGACCTTGCCGAAGTCACGTCGGGCTTGATATATCAGGAGCGCCTTGCTCGCGCAACGGCCGACCAAGGGCTATCGATGCAGATTACGCTGCTGTCGGCTGGGACGGGCGAGCAGTTTGACCCGTTCAACATCTGGTACTTCGATGAAGGAGTGGAAGGGTGGGGCGGGAACGGCACACCGACCGCATCCGCAGGCTGGCTTCGCCCTGCCAACCACGCAACCAACCCCTACGTTTTCTCAAGCGCGGGCTTGGGTGCGGATGGGACCACCTACTCGCAAGTCCGGCTGCGCGTGCGCAAGACCGGATCACCGACCTGGGCGGGCAAGCTGTACTGGCGTGGGCCGTTGGACTCGACGTGGGACAGCGCGCGTAGCGCCACGATCTCCGAGCCCGTGCTCGACGCAAACGACATCGGGCTTGCAACGGTAAACCTGACCTGGACAGGGGAGATCGACCGCATTCGGATCGAGCTTTCAACCGCGCAAACGGCAATCGACTTTTTCGAGATCGACTGGGTTGCGGTCGGACGCCCCTCTCCGGGTGCATCCTCTGCGGCGCTGCTTCAAGAACAGTTTGCCCGCTCCAATGCAGACCTTGCGGAAGTCGCTTCTCGAGAGGCCCTGTCCGTGAAGCTTGTTGGTCAGGCAGATCCAGACAACCTCACCCTCGCCACCATCGCAAGCGGCCTGCTGTACGACGAGCGCGAAGCACGCGTAATGGAGGACGCGAGCGAAGTCACGAAGCGTGAGAGCCTTTCAACCAAGCTGACCGGGTTCGCCGACCCGACAGGCAAGACGCTGGTCGATCTTTCGTCGGGCTTGATCTACGAGGAGAAGACCGCTCGCACAACTGAGGTCGAGGCGGTCGCCCTGTCCGTATCGGCGCTCACGACCCGCGTGGGGAACGCAGAGGGGTCGATTACGGAGGAGCAGGTCACGCGGGCGAATGCCGACTCGGCGATGGCGAACTCGATCACCGGCCTGACTGCGCAGTTCGGCGGCAACGTCACGTACTCGGTACTCAAGCATTTCGAGTTCGTGTCCGGTGTGGAGGGCTGGGTAGCGGGAAACGCGACCGTATCGAGTGTAGGCGGAAGCTACCTCACGATGGTGACGACCGCACCAAATCCGTACATTACTTACACGCTGCCGACCGATGATCGCTTTCAGGGTGCTCTTGCTACAAAAATCCGCGCTCGCATCCGCCGCGTCTCCGGTACGGCAGCATGGGAGGGTAGGTGCTGCTACACCACGCCGTCGCACAGCGCCTCTGACTCCTACAGAAAGGTCGTCGCACAACCCAAAGACCCGAGCGCCTGGACGATCCTGGAGTGGGATATGTCGTCGCTCACGAACGGCGGGTCCGACTACACATCGAGCGAGATCCGCGCCATCCGACTCGACCTCGTCTCTGGTGCAGGCGACACCTGGGAGATCGACTGGGTCAGCGTCGGCGAGCGGGTGGTCTCCCCCGCCGCGTATGACATACAGCAGACCAACGCGACCATTACCGATGAAGTCAAGGTGCTCGCCGACGCAGATACGGCGATCACGGGGCGCATCAACACCATGCGCTCGCAACTTGGCGTAACCGAGGAGGGGGCGCTGGTCGAAGGGTTCATCCTGGAGGAGCGCAACACGCGCGCCTCAAACGACTCCGCAATTGTGAGCGCGGTGAACACGGCGCTGGCGAGCATCACCGGGGTGTCGAACGCCATCAGCCAGTCCGGCGAGAACCTGATTGCCAACTGGACGACGGCTCAAGCAGATAAGTGGAGCCAAATCGAGGCGGAGGTTCTGACTGCTGGCGGGCAGACGATCCGCGCTGCGCTGCTTGAAGAGGCGACCACCCGCGCCGGTCTAGCAGACGACGTATACGCCTCTTACACCTTGCGTGTCGATGTGAACGGAAACATCGCAGGGTTCGGTCTTGCTGCGGACGAGAACAGCAGCGAGTTCATTATTCGCGCAGATAAATTTGCGTTTGTAACCAATGTTGGTGGAACACCCTACGTGCCGTTTGCGATCGGACCGGGCGGGACGGAGTTTACTGGGATCACGAACTGGTCGAACGTACAAGGTATAGGCAAGCCGGAAGACGGCGCGACCGTTGGCGCAGCACTTTCCACAAGCGACTTCAGTGGCGGGTTGAGCAAGTGGACCGCGTCTCGGGGAGGGGCGCCGACAGGCGTAGGGTCGGTCGCCGGCACGCTGATTAACAACGATGCAGCTTTCGGTACGTGCGGCGAATTCACATTCATGGACGTTAGTGGTGAGAGCGTCCTTCCGAAGCAGGTCATTACTGTCGTTCCTGGTCGCGTCTACAAAGCCTCTGCAACGTTCAAGGCAACCGCCCTGCCCGATGGCAGTGCGCAATACAGCGTTGTTGTTGTACCCCTAAGCACAGCCTATACGGATGTTGGCGCGTTTGTGGCCGGAACGCTTACCGTCAACACAACCAACACTGTTACGACAGCCAGTGCCCTATTCTCCACTGCGACCTTTACTGGTGTTAGCAAGCTGCCTGCCGGGACCGTCTATGTCCGCGCAGGGCTGCGGCTGCATACCGCCGAGGCGACTGCGCCAACCATCCGAGTCAAGTCCGTCCTGATTGAAGACGTTACCGACGCGTGGGAGGCACACGTCCTGGCCGACAGCGCGAAGGATACGGCCGATCTTGCGAAAACTAGCGCGGATGCTGCCACTGCGAAGCTCGCCGATATCGCCGCCGACAACAAGCTGACTCCGGTCGAGAAAAAAGCCGTTCGCGCGGAGTGGGATACGATCTACGCGGAGAGCGCGGGCCTCCGTGCGCAGGCCGACCTTTTTGCCATCATCACCGAGAAGACAAACTACGACAACGCCTTTCAAGCGCTCGGGACTTACTTGAATGGCGGTACAGCCTACACGATTGGTGCAACGCGACCGCTGTGGATCAAGGACGCAACCAATCTTGCTCTGACGACTACCATCGTCGGGGATACCTTCCGCTCGACATGGGCGACGCTGTACCAGCGCAGACAGGAGCTGCTGAACGCCGTCTCGGCAAAAGCCAAGCAGCTCGCGGATTCTGCAAACAACACGCTTGCCGACATTGCGTCCGACTCGAAGCTGACCAGCTCTGAAAAGAAGGTTCTCCGAACGGAATGGAACGCGGCGTACTCGGAGCGGGCTGCACTGCGATCGCAGGCGGACAGCTTCGGGATCACGACCGAAAAGACCACATACGACAACGCCTTCCAGGCGCTCGGCACCTACTTGAATGGTGGCACGGCCTACACCGTTGGCTCAACGCCTCCGAGCTGGATCGCGGATGCAAATCTCAACAACACGACGGCGGTCGTTGGAACGACCTTGCGCTCGAACTGGACGACGTTCTACACGGCCCGACAAGGTCTGCTCAATGCCCTGACGGCGAAAGCCAAGACGCTGGCCGACACAGCAAACAATGCTCTCGCCGACATCGCGGCGGACAACAAGCTCACGCCGGCCGAGAAGAAGTCCGTTCGCAAGGAGTGGGATCAGATCTACGCAGAACGTGCAGGTATCCGGTCTCAGGCGGACAGCTTCGGGGTCACGACCGAGAAGACGAACTACGACAACGATTTTCAGGCACTTGGGACGTACTTGAACGGCGGCGCTGCCTACACCATAGGTTCAACCCCGCCGAGCTGGATCACAAACGCGAACCTTGCAACCACGACGACGATCGTTGGTACAACGTTCAGAGCAAACTGGTCGAACCTGTATGCAGATCGTCAGGCGCTGCTGAACAAAATCAGTGCTGAAGCAGCAAAGCGTGCGGACTGGGCGCAAACAGCGGGTAAGCCTGACGACGAGGACATCCTGAACGCCGGGCATCCGCTGAACAAGAACCCGGACTTGCAGGGCGCGGAGGCTAACGCTGAGACGGCTCCTAATTGGCAGAGGGTGTTCTCGAACCCGGCTCCTGCATTTGCTGGCATTCGTGTTGAGGCGGCAGGCAGCAACTACGGACCACCCTGGGACCGCGAAGCGCCTATGTTCTTTGCGTCGATCGCGGACACTGCAAACGCAGTAAATGAATCCGCATATTGGGTTTCCGAGGTTTTCAAGATCGACACCTCTAAGCCGCACTGCCTGTCAGGGTGGGCGCGCAAGATGTGGGTTGGTGGTACGCCAAAGGTCTATTTCCGGCTGCGTTGCTACGACAAAGACAGCGTGAGTCTCGGTCACGTTAGCAAGTACAGCGGCTATGAAGGATTGACGACCACCTGGGAACAGATGGTCAAGAGGATTGATCCTGCCGATTGGCCTGTTGGCACGTATAAGGTTCGCATTGAGTGGTACGGCGCGTATCAACAGTATGGCTCAAGTGTGGCCACTCGCCTGATGCTTAACGAGGGCAAGGTGCCTACAAAGAACCTTGCACCGCCAGTTGTTGATATTGACGCGCATCTCACGAGGAACGGCACGTCCGTACTTGCCAATGACTTCGTGGCCACATGGAACAAGATCACTTCCAGTAACGTGCTCAACTACATGGGGCCGACAGCAATCACTGCGGCGGTAATCGGCACGGCTGCGATTGAGACGGCAAAAATCAAAGACGGCGCGATTACGACAGCAAAGATTGGCGATGCACAGATTGAGACGGCCCATATTAAAAATGCACAGATCACCACTGCCAAGATTGGGGATGCTGCCGTTGATACGCTGAAGCTGGCAGACAATTCAGTAACCGTTTCCAGCGTCGCAGCGGGAAGTTCAACTTCAGCTCCAATATCGACAACGCTTAATGTCCCTGCGAACCAAACACTTCGGGTGGTGGCTATTGGGTTCCTTCCAGGAAGGAAAGACAGCACTGTTTATATGTCGCATAGTGCAACTGTATCAATCGACAGCAGCGCGCTTACGCAGACGGCAGGAGGTGCAGCATACAATGAAGTAGGCCCGATTGGAGACTCAACGAATACTAAGTACGCTGTCCCTCCAATCACCATTGTACATTCGGCAAACGTATCTGGAGGCACCACCGGAAAAACAGTTACGGTATCTATTGAAAGCACAGATGTAGGTACAAAGAGCATTGTGGCCTTCGGGATGTTGAAATAATGAGTAACATACTTTTTACAGCGTGGGATAAGACAACAAGTGAGGTGCTTTACTCAGGAGAGGCATCTGACCCTCTTTCCTTAGAAAGCGATAAAGTCGGAATTGATGTTGGTGTGCGCGCTGACCCAAACACCTTCCGCATTGAAAACGGAGAATACAGTCAAATACCTGCTCAGCCGTTAAGGCACCACGATTGGGATTGGACCACAAAGTCCTGGCTCCCCAACCTCGATGTGGCCCGAGAATCACAACGCCAAGCATGGAACGCATGGCGAGACCGCGAACTCGTCGCCGGATACACCCACAACGGCCACATCTTCCACTCCGACGACAGGTTCATGGCCGAACTTCAGCTCATCCTGAAGGGCTACGAGCGCGGATACCTCACCGGCACATCCGCAATCCGCACGCGGGACAACGGCACGCTTCAGATGACACACGTCGAGATCGAGGAGTTGCTGCTCATGATCGGGCTGCACCGGCAGGCGATCTACCAGCAGTCGTGGGTGGGAAAAGACGCGCTGGCGAGCCTGACAACGCTTGAGGACATCGTGGCGGGCGGACCGCCAAGCTAAGGGCACCCCCAAGCGCAGATAAGCGACACCATGCCGCATGGACTACTGCGGCGTGATTCCGAAGGATCTGGCGGTGGGCGCCATGACCTCAGAGCGGCGCCTTGATTCACGGCAGCATGCCAAGGCCGAAAGACTTGAATACCGACCCGTTCGACACCGAAGCGTGGCGCGTGGAGCGCAACGAAAAACTCCTTGGCTGGATGGCGGGGGATCACCACGCGGTCCAGTTTGTTCTCGACCTCTCGATGCTGGTGGAGACGTGGGACGATCTGGTCGACAAGGACAAGCCGCTCGGTGAGCAGGACATTCACGACGCCTTCGTTGCGGCTCTGATCAACTTCCCGCTGAACCCGTTTTACCGTAGGCATCAGGACGCGCTCTTGCCGTTGATCACCGTCGCCGTGAATGCGTGGTTCGACTCGCTGGAGATGGAGCGCGGGGAGAATCCGCACGAGCGGATGTGGGCGTTTTTCTTGAAAGACCTCGGCCTGGAAGTTTTCCTTTTTTGCGCCATGCTTGCGGGCGGATACCAGCACATGCGGGCGGTCTCGATGGACATGCGGCGCTTCTTCAACCACGAAACTTACGAGAATTGGGAGCACCGGCATGGGTAAGCTCATCCGAACGAAATTCGATCGCCCTGACAGCCACTATGGGCGCTACTACGTCGGCGGGGGCGGGGGCGGCGGCAGCAGCTCGGTCAAGTACGACAACCTCGAAACGCTCTACGAGGAACAGGCTGCGTCCGCCCGGCTGTTGCGCGGCATCGCGGAGCAGAACCTGCCCGGCGCCACGCAAGCCTATGTCGGTAACGTGCAGAACGTCCTTGCGCCTGACTACGCCAATCGCCAAGCCAACATGGCCGGTGCGGACATGGCCGGTGCAAACGCAATGGAGCGCGCAGCCACTGAGCGCAGCCTTGCAAGCATGGGCGTCAACCCGAACGATCCGCGCTTTGCCGGCTCGTTGCGCTCGACGCAGGTAAACAACGCGGCGCGCATGGCGGCTGGAAAGAACGTCACCCGCAACCAGGCCGAGCAATACCAGTTGAACGTCGCCAAGGATGCGGTGGGCACCTTCACCGGGCAGAGCAACAACGCCGCCACGCAGATTGGCAACGCAGCGACCGGGCTCGGCTCGGTCTACAGCTCACAGGCCAATCAGAAGATGGCGCAGGACCAGGCGCAGGCCAACGCGGTTGGAAACGTCGCCAACGCCGGCCTGACCGCGTATGCGATGTTCGCAAAGGACGGCGGCAAGGTGCCGGGCCTTGCGGCACTGGGCGGCAAGACTGTCGAGCGCCACATGGTCGGCGGGCAAGCCGGTTCGCAGCAGAATCAAGGCTTCTTCCAGATGCAGAGCATTGCGCCACCTCCGAGCGCGCAGGCGCCGCAGCAGCAGGGCGGCGGCATCAGCATGAACGATCTGATGATGGCGAAGAAAATCGCGGACAAACGAGCCGCAAATGCCGCAGCCGATGCAGCCGGTTCCGCGTTTGCCAAGGACGCTGCGACCAACTCCGCAGGGATGGCGGCGCAGAACGCTGGCCTTGTGGGTGACGCAGTAGTCGCAGGCGGCTCGGCAAGCGCTGGCGCAGGGCTGTCCTCGATGGCGGGCGCCGAAGCGGCCGGCGGGCTTGCCAGCGCCACCAATGGCGCCTTGATGAGCACCGGCATCGACGCAGCAGCAACGGGCGCGCTCTCGGGCAGCATCACCAGCGGCGCAGCAGCAACCGGCGCCGGGACGCTCGCGGGCGGGGCGTCGACCCTTGCCGGTGGCGCAGGCACGGCCGGCGCAGCGGCGGGCGCGGGCGTGATGAGCACCATCGGCGCCGCCCTGCCGTGGGTGGGCGCGGCCTACGCGGTCGGCTCGCTGCTGGACTGGTGGAACGAGGGCGGCAAGGTCGGCACGCAGAATGCGGGCATGAGCGAGCAGGAGGCCATGCAGCGCTTCGAGCAGGCCGAAGTCACCGGCACTCTGGCGGACCTTCGCGTAGGCGGGCGCACGCCCGGGGAATGGGTTGAGAACCGCGACACCGTGCCAGCGATGCTGGTCTCTGGCGAGCAGGTGCTGAACAGCGAAGCATCGAAGCTCATTGGCGACAAGGATGCCGCCAAGCTGAACAAGAAGGGCTTGGAGTTGCGCGCCAAGGGCAAGACGCCCAAGCAGATCAAGACGGTCGGGCTGGCTGGATTGGAGTCAATGGTATGAGCGGACTGAACATGCTTGGCGGCCTTGCGCAAGGGATCTCGCAGGGCCTGAACAACACAATGACGATCCAGAACAACCGGGCGCGCCAGCAAGAGAGCGACGCGCGCCTTGCGATGTTGCAGGACGAACACAACTGGCGGGCCAAGCAGCAGCAGGCGGCAGAGGAAGAACGTCAGCGCGTCGGGATGTTGGAGAAAATCAATCAAGAGGAACTGCTGACCTATCAGGAAGAGATCGGTAAGACGGACCTTGACCGCTTCGACCTTGCCGAAGTGCAGGCGCGTGCGGGCAAGAAGGCGTTTCAATCCGGCTTCCTGCCTTCATCCGAGTACCTGAAAGCGGCTGAGACACAGCGGCAGCTGCGCGAATCGGGCATCTCCGACCTGTACCTGAAGACCGCCATCAATGACGATTGGGACGGATTCAATGCGCAGTTCTCGAAGATGATGGGCGGCGCTACGGCAAAGCCGATGGGTGATGCCATCGTGGTGACGCGCCCTGACGGCCAGCAGTCCCAAATCTCGCGCATCGGCTTCGAGTCGTTGCTGAAGATGGACCTGACCGCCAACGCACAGAAGCGCGCCTTCGAGCAGGAGGAAGCGGTGGCGAAGATCGACAAGACGCGCGCCGAGGCCGACCAGAACCGCGCACAGGCGGGCAAGTACCGCGCCGAAGCCCGAGACGCTGGACGCGTCGGAAGCAAGAACGAGCCGGCAAGCATTCAGGCGACAGATCGCTACATCAACGCTTCGCCAGAGTGGCGGCAAACGTTCGACCGCATCAGCAAGATCGAGCGCCAGCCCGATGTCGCCAAGGCGGCAACCACGGTGTTCGGGCAATTGGTGGATCGTGGCGCGGACCCGAACGACCCGGCGACCATCACTGAGGCGCGGCGACAAGCGCGCGTGCTGGTGGGCGTGGATGACGAGCCGGCAGCAGTGAAGCCCCGCGCCGGCAAGGACGGCATCCCTGAGCCGAAATCCGCAGCGGAGATCAAGGCGTTGCCTTCGGGTACGAAGTTCCGAGCGCCGGACGGGAAGATCAAGATCGTGCCTTAACGCACCAGCCCGCTTCGGCGGGCTTTCTTTTGCTCGCAAGGGCACCCCTATTTGCTGAAATTTTGCACAGTAGAGGCGTCGCAACGGGTGGCACCGGGCGGCGCGAACGAGTAGAATCCCACGCAGCCCGCAGTGTGTTTTGGTCGGGCCTTGTCAGGTATGTGTCTGGCGTTGCGGTGGGATTCCGCAAGTTCGCGCCACTCATGCTGCCTCGCCAAGGCCAAGGCTCGACCAAAACGTATTGCGGGCTTTCTCTTTGGCTGATCCCCGTAGCGACCGCAATGGACGCGATAGACAACGGGCCTGCATCGGCCAGCTTCCACGAATAGACCGGCCATCCATACACCCGGATGCGAGCCGTGCGGCCTGTGTGCGAGGGGCCGCGCAAGACGCTGGGTACAGCGGTGGGGCAAACCCGGCATCGATGAATCGCACCGTCAAGCGGGACTGGCGCATTCCAGCAATACAGGGATGGCGTGGGTCGGGCAGGAAAGGCCAATAGATGTTTGGCTATCCACCCTTGGGGAGTCGTGTCCAAAAATATGGTTAAGGGCACCCCCAAATCCTGATCTGCCGGACACTCATGCGACACTCAACCAGCTCGCTCGGTCATGGCCTACGATCCTTCTGCAACGCCCAAAGCCGCCCCCAAAAACCAGCCGAGCGAATTGACGCTTGATGCGATCCTTGACGAGTTCGAGGTGTCGGACCCTGCGGTACGCGAGCGGGTGGTGCGGCTTGCCGGCTTGGAGTCGAGCGGCAACCTGAATGCCACCGGCCCCAGGGTCAATGGCGGGATGCACAACGGCACGCGGGCGCGCGGCGCGTTGCAGATCATGCCGGCCACGGCGCGCGAATATCCGCAGCACGACCTGAACGACCCGGCTGATGCGACCCGCGCGGGCCTGCACTACTTCTTGGACAACCTCAACCAGTTCAACGGCAACTTGGACGCGGCGACCATCGCGCACCATGCGGGACCAGGTACGGCAAAGAAGTGGCTGAAGGAAGGCAAGGCCGGCACCGTGGATCGTGCAACCGGGCTTTCGACCGACGACTATCTGGCGAAGATCACAGGCGGCAAGGTCGCGCAGAAGGCCGGCAACTGGTGGGATGCCTACCCCGACGCACCGGCTGACTACGGCAATCGCCCTGACGGCTCGAAAAAGGGTCGCGGCTACTTCGGCGAGATCAGGCGGCCAGACGGCGCGGTATCGACCGAGCTTTCCGTGAGCGTGGAGTTCGACGGCAAAGAGCAGGAAATTCCGCTGCTCGTGCCGACCCTCTCGCGCTCGGAGATCGATCGCCTGATCGGTGGCGAGCGCCCCGACGATGGGATGGTGCGCAAAGCGGTGCAGCATGCCCGCGGTCGCATTGCGGCAAGCAAGAACCCGTTTGCCGAGGACGGCGACGCGCAGATCCAGTTGCCCGACCTGAACGACCCGGCTGAAGAGGCAAGCGGCAATTGGTGGGACCAGTACCCCGATGCGCCGGCTGAAGAACCGGGCCTGATCGAGCGCGGCATCAACGCGCTGAAGGACGCCTTCACTACGCCGACCGTCGAGCCGGTTCAGGTTCGCGCGCACCCGGGCGAACGTGCGCCTACGCAAGCGCCCGCGATTGACTCGGTGATGTCTAGCTATGTGCCGCCTGCGGATGATGCGATGGCCCGTCATGGTGGGTTCCGTGCGGCATCGGAGGCGCGTCGCCAAGCGCAGGATGAGTCAGCCAGGATTGCCGAGATTGCAGCACGCCCAGACCTGAAGGGCGTCGAGCGCGAAGGGATTCAGAACATTACCGAGCCCGTCCGGCGTGGGCTTGCGCGAGCAAGGCAGAATGCCACGCTGGCCGCGTCTGAATTGGGCCTGTACGACGGCGATCATGCGGGACTTGCAACGCGCCTTGCGCAACAGCAACGTGAGGTGGAGCGGTTCCCCATTCCGGCTGAGATTGGCGCCGGGATGCAGGCCATCAGCCAAGCCAAGACGTTTGGCGAGGGTTTCCGCGCGATTGCAGCCAACCCGCTTGCGGTGATCGAGACAACGCTAGAGTCGCTGGGCACGAGTGCCCCGGCGCTGGCGGGCGCGATCGCTGGATCGCTTGCCGGCCCGTATGGCACGGCGTCGGGGGCGGCGCTTGGCTCCTTCGCGGTCGAATACACGAATACGCTATCCGAGGTCTTCTCGGATGCGGGCCTGCCCATGACAGACCCGCAATCGTGGGCGGCGGCGCTTGGGAATGATCGCCTGATCCAGAGCGCCCGAGAAAAGGCTGTGAAGCGCGGCTTGCCTATTGCCGCGTTTGACGCGCTGACGGCGGGCCTTGCGGGTCGCCTGTTGTTGGGCGCCAAGTCCTCCGCGCTGTCGATTGGCTCGCGTGCTGCGGGCGAGGCCGGAATGCAAGCCGCTGGAGGCATGGCAGGCGAAGCGAGCGCCCAAGCCCTGACCGGCGAGTTCCGCCCCGGCGATACGCTGCTGGAAGGCTTTGCAGAAATGCCGAGCGCCATCGTTGAAGCCCCCGGCAACATGCGCCACGCACGTACTCAAGCGGGCGATCTGACGGAAGGACTCCAGTTCGACCCCCGCGCCAATGACGCCCTCGCGCGCCAAGCTCTCAACCCTGCCAACGCACAGGAGACCGCAAATGTCGCTCCCCCGCTGGATGCAGCAAGCTATCAAGGACCGAGTGCTGACTCCGCAGGAAGCGCAGGACTGGCACGAGACGGTGGAATCGGCGGTGCAGGAGCAGGTATCGCTACCGGAGCGCCTGCACGAAGCGGCGAGCCGGGTGTGGCTATGGGAGAGGCCGAGCGCCAACAGGTTGCCGGCGTAGTCGAGCAGACGATTGCGCAGAAGGAAGCCGAAGCGGCGGCGACCGGCGACCCTATCGAGTTGCTGGTCACGCAGGCTGAAGGTGCGGCGCTGCGCCGCGCGGTCACGCCCCAGCCCGCCAACGGTATCGACATCGACCAGGACGCACTGCTGGCGGACGTGGAAGCGATGTTCACCGATGGCGGCAACTTGATGGTGCAAGGCGACAACGCCCGCGAGGCCGTCAAGCGCATCGATCCGAAAGCCCTTGCAAGCGCACTGCCGCGCGGCGATGGCTCCCTACTGGTGCCCAAGCGGTTCGCCGGCCCGGTGATGGATGCGCTCCAAGGTGCAAAGCAGCGTGTGTCCGTGGCCTTCGGTGGCGACGGCATGATGCAAGCGCCCGATGTGGCGCAGTTCCGCGCAACGGTTCCCACGCAGGAGGAAGTCCAGAATGCGCCCCCGACACAAGAACTGGCCGGGCTTCAGGCGTTCGCGCAGCAAGTCGGCAGCAACGTTTCTACCGAAGAAATCGCGGCACTTCCCCCGCAGGAGGTCGCCCGCCTGTACGGCATGATCGTTGATGCCCGCAGGCTGAACGCCGAGGTCGGCAGTGAGTGGACTCAGACCGCGCAGAACTGGATTGAAGGCGCAGTGCGCTCAAGCATCGCCTCACAAGCGTTCGGAAACCGCGTTGCCGACATGAAGGCCCGTGCGGAGCAGTACGCCCAACAGTCCGAGCAAGCTCGCGCCGCGCGAGCAGCTCGCAAACAAGGAGCCCCGATCCAGAATGTGCCCCCGACTCAACAAGTGGCTCCGCAAGCGCAAGAAGCGCGCGGACAGGAAGGCGAGGCGTCAAGCCAGCGGTTCGTCGGCCTCGCCGCGTACAACATCACAAACGCCGACCCACTGAAAGCCGATGACGCGCCGCTGTCTCTTGAGGACGCGGCGTTCGAGCTTGATGTGCTCCAGGACCGCGCGGATCGCGGGCGCCTGACGCCGGAAGCGTTCGCGCAGAGCGGCATTGCGCAGCGCCTTGATACGGCGCAGATGATGACGATCAACGACAGCATTCGCGCCGGGGACTTTTCTTTCATCGGCGCGCTCAAGTCTAGAATCGAACAGGCGCAGCAACCGACTCAGACGCCCGCGGCGCCCGAGCAATCAAGGTCCGCGCCGAGCCAGCGTAGCGAATCGGCGCAACTGGACATTTCCCCGGACACGATCACGCCGAATCCCGCGCCCGCACAGACGCAAGCAGCGGACAAGCCGAAGCGCCAGCCCCCGGCCCGCAAGCCTGATCCTGTCACCGTCGATCGCGCCCAACGCAATGCGGAAGACTTGCGCGCAATGGCGCAAGATGCCGGATGGGCTGAAGAAGGCGGAAGGCTGATCCGAGACGCAGAAGGCAACGCCTCGCGCACAAAATGGATTCCGCGCGCAGAGTGGTTCATGGCCGGCATGGAAGCCCGCCCCGACGTGCTCGCGCAGCACATCGAGGCCGCGGCGCGGGGCGAGTGGATTCCGGCGAAGTCGGCGCGCACCATCGAGGGCATGGTCGAGTGGCTGGACGCCCAGCGCGGACAGGCTACGCTGGATGAAGATGCGTCGATGTACGACTTTGAGGCGTCGTTCGGCAATGTGCTGGACAATCCCGACGCGCGCGAAGTGGCCGAGTTCTTCGATGACGCATTCGGAGACTTCGCAGAACAATCCGAAGCCGACGCCATGCGCGCGCTGGGCTTCACCGAAGAGGAAATTGCCAATGCAGGCGGACAAACTCAAGCAGGCGCAGGAAGCGCTGAAACGACTGACGCCCGAGGAACGGCAGAGCCTGGCGAACGGGCTGGTGAAGCTGGCGAGGCGCAAGAAGAAGCGGGCCAAGGCCAGCGAGAAGGGCTGACGCTCGACACCTACACCC